GAAATACGCGGTAGTATGTTTCATGTAACTTCGTTAGGGAAGTAATCGTACATATCAGTCAATACAACCTCTTACAACCATACTGATATGTCGGTTTAAATAAATGGTTATTACTTCTTTGGTGACTATTTATTGTCAGAAGTATGTGTATCTCCTTTTTTAATTGGGTGAGATTACTTTGAATGGTACTTCTATGAGACAGATGCGCTACCGATTGGATTTATATTCCCAACGGTAGCGTATTTGTTTTATACCCTGTTATTACCTAACGAGATTTTTGTAGAGACTTGACTTTTTCTGATTTTGATGATATATATTAAAAGTTGATTATAACTCATAATAATCAATGTAGTAAAAACCATTCAAGATAAAACAACCTGTAGTACAAACCCAACCTTTTAAAGATGGAGACACAAAATGGAAAACAATGGTTTAGATGTGCAGATGTTAAAAGACAAGTTGAGTAAGATGAATAAGAATAAGAAATACAAAAATGATGGGAAGGGAGTTCCTATTATTATTGTATTACCCAATGGTAATCCTATTCCAATGAGTAGTCTGGAAATGGCCGGTCATTACTTTTCTGAATTATTGTCCAATATGACAGGTGAGAATCAAAAGTATATTGATTATAAGATGTTAAGACATCGGTTAAGTACCCAAGAAAATGAATTTGTACAGGGTCCATTAAAAGGACATTCTTTTTACGAATGTATTTCATTTGAACAACAACGGGCTATATTATTTGAATATTACTTTTCTATTCCAATGAATAAAGGAATAAATGAACAAGAGAATAATAGAATAATAGAACAAATGAATAATGGAATAATAGAACAAGAGAATAATAGAATAGGGGCCCAACCCCGGTCCCAACCTAACACCCAGACTAGGCCCCAACCTAGGGCTCAGTCTAGCACCCAGACTGAAACCCAGAATTCTAATCCAGGTGGTAAACCTGTTTCTGAATGTACAGCTGAAGATGTAGATATTGTTTTTTCAGACTTTAATTAAATACTATTTAAATCCTACAGGGGGTTTTATGAAAAGATATATTGGTAAAGACATTTCAGGCGAAGCCCTGAATCGTCTGACTCATAGAATGACTTCGGAAGAAAAGATGCCTCGTAATATAAACATGAAAGATATTATTGCAGTGTATCAGGTATTAGCCAATCGTGCATTTACTCCGAAGGAGTTGTCTGCACAACTACCCAATATCTCCCTAAAGAAAATACGATATTGTATTCACTTCATGCTCAGATACGAAATGATAAAGGCCATTTATGTCAGATTTTGATATTGAACAATTAATGAAAGACAGGGGACATGAACTTGTTGAAATTGTTGAAACCGACAGCTTCCGAGTTATGTACACAGGAACAATTAGACAGGTTGCAAGTCTGGTCAACCTATCAGACTATCAAGTATTGGGATATGCCAATTGGGGTAATCCCGCTAAACGATTAAAGAAGAATGGCTACTTCTTTCGTTTTAAACAATCCACAGAATAATAAAGAGGCTCTATGTTAGTTACAATTACTAAACCCAATCCAACCAATAAAGATTTAGATATTGCCATTAAGAAGTTAAATAAGATGGTCAAGGATTCTAATGTCCTAGAAGAACTAAAGAAGCGTGAAGTCTATTACAAACCATCATTGAAGGCAAAGATGAAACGGAATGAAGCACGGAAACGCCGAATTCGTGAAGCGAACAAAGAAAAGGCAAAACAAAAAAGGCGGTTAAATGGATATCATACGGATTGAATGTTTGGAAATACTGATGATACTTATTAGTATAACCTAACTCATAGGAGAGTTTGTATGAAAACCAAAGAAAAGAAAGTCGGCGTCTACTATCTCAAGCACAAGCCATCTGGTAAATTCTATATCGGAGCAACACAAGATTTAGACAAGAGATGGGCAAGTCATGTATCTAGATTGAAGAATGGCAAACACCATAAGAATATACAGGCCGTCTACAATACGACCAATGACATAAATGATTGGTCAATCCGATTGGTAGAATCGTGCAAGAAGTCACAACTCAATAAGACAGAACAAAAGTATGTGACCAAACATTTCAGTAATCCATTGTGTCTCAATAAAAACTCTGGTGTTACAAGTGGTCGCCGTGATATTAAATTACACAATAACGGTAAACATCATCTGGCAATTTCTCTCTTAGGAAAGAATTCACGAGATGGAATCCTCAGACCAACAGACTTAACATTCATTGACCCCGATGGAAAAGAATATACCAACATCGTATCGGTCAAATCATTTGCAGAAGAACATAACTTAAGTCAAGTCTTGATGAATAATCTTGCCAATGGAAAGAGTGCATCATACATGGGATGGACACGAAAGAATTCTGAATTACCAATACCTGCCAATGTCTATGAGTATTGGTCTAAAGAACGAATGTTAGCACACTACCCAGAATATCAAATCATTGACCCAGATGGTAATATCCATCGTACTTTCGTTCTCGCTATCTTTGAAGAACGAAACAATTGTACTGTAATGACCGAACTAAAACATCGGTACGGAACAAAACTACAGACCAAAGGTTTGACGAAATATGGTAAAGGATGGAGACTTTCGCATGTTCCAACATTTCGGTGTACCTTACAAGATGGTCGTGTATACGAAGATATTATTTCATTACCCAAGTGGGCAGAAGGAATTGGCATGAATCCAAAACGATTACAATACTATTTGAGTAAGGGAACAAGAAAGACAGCACCACGCAGAGGTCGGAAACGCGGATGGAACTTTACCCTTGAAAAGATTATACCTTAACAATTTCTTGATATTTATTAATATCCTTCACAACAGGTTACGGAGAAACCAATGGAAACTAAGACAATGAAAAAACGCGGTCGTGGACGCCCACGCATTATGAAGAACACCAAACGCATCATCATCCAAGTTGATGCATCAGAACTCAAGACGATTCAGATGTTGATTAAGAATCAAATCTCTGTATCTCAATTCTTCCGTAATGCCGCAGACCATGCCATCGCCAATCCACACATCATTTTGGGGCATTCAAATGGACAAACCAACCAATAACTTTCGGTCAGTAAAAATAGAAGATGTAGAAGTCTTACTTGATGCCTATGACAATATGGTGATGGGTAAGGCAAATGGTGTAACAAACTTCCCTGAATCTGGGGATGACTTAAAGGTAAGTTTACGGAATTCTAAATATGACTTATTCCCTGTTGAAGAAGCACAAGACCTTAAAGACAATTATCTCAGCGTGTGGAGAGAAGGTGGAAACATTCGTGGCAATCGTCAGTTTGAGTTGCTTGCTCCTATTGCCCGCCGTGGTGGTAATACTGAAACCTTGGCAGAAGAGAACGCCGTTCGTCGCCGTGAAGCATGGGCAGCACGGCACTTTGAGGACTATTCACTTGCCGGGGTCGTTGCACAAGTAAAGTGGTTAGTGGTGGGTTCTCGTGGTATTGACCATATGAGACAAGTCATTAGAGAAGCAAAAGATAAATTAGAAAAGAGTATGACCGAAGAACGGGTCTATCCTCGTCCAAAAGAAACAAAGGATGAATTCATCTCACGCTGTATGGGATGGGCAGCAATGGTGAGTGAGTTTCCAGATAGTGGTCAACGCTATGCAGTCTGTGAACGATATTGGGCAGAAGGTCCACAAACCAAGATAGAACCCAATCCGTGTTGGGATGGATATGAAGCCATCGGATTGAAACCCAATGGTGACCCCAACTGTGTACCAGTCAAGGCTGCAAAACTCTATCACTTGAAGGAAGCAGCAAAGAAACAAATAGACATTTCTTTTAATAAAAAGTAATCAATGGCATCGGTCTATATTAAAGCGAACTTTAAACCAATTATGGATAGTTTGGATGGTCTAAAGGCAGATATGCCCTGGGTCATTCAAAATACTATTAATAATACCTTAAAGGGTGGTCAAGAATTACAACTACAGACCATGAGAAATAACTTTACTATTCGTAATGAAACCTTTCTCAAATACTCTGTACGATTACAATTCGCTAATAGACAGAACCAAACTGGTCGTATCTTTATTGCAGACTTGGGGGGAAAGAAAACCTCTGACATCTGGAATAAGTTTGAAGGTGGAGCTACCAAGACACCAACCCGTGGGAAGAATATTGCAATCCCTACTGAACAAGCATGGGGTAACCGAAAGAGAATCTTACCACAACGGAATAAACCAAGAAACTTAGACAGGTCATTCCTTATCAAGAAAGGCACCACAACCTTTATTGCAACCCGTAAGGGGAAGAGAGCACGATTGGATGGTAGTGGTCGTGATGCCAATGTGAAGTTGATGTATCAGTTGAGTCCATCGGTTAGAATACCAGACAAGTTACATTTCTATTCTACCCTCATACCCTATATCAATACCAACATGCCACGATTCGCCGAGGATGCCCTACAATACTCTATCAAGAAGCGTGGGTTCTAAGTATCACAAAATCAATGGCATAGACGATGAGTAAAGAGTACTCAGACGGCAAAATATACGGTTGACTCCCGACCCGACCTTTTTCTCTACTGAAAGACGAAAAATTCGCACGGGAATTTCTACGGATGGAAAAAGAAAGGGAATTCCCAAAGGGAAGGACACCATCCAATAAATTATTTATAATTAAAAAATATTATTTAATAGGGAAGGTCACATATGATTGTAAGTCGCATAGAACTTGCTGAAATTTTAGGTATCCCACCTGCAAAGGTCAGTAGTTTTCAAAATCAAGGTGTATTCACTCCAGTATCATTTGGAAAATATGACCTGAAAGAATGTATCCATAAGTTCATTGAAGTATCGGTAGAATATCTGTTGAAGAAGCAGATGCCGAAAAGTTCAGGAACACCACAAGAGAATCTGCAATTCTGGAAGATGATACGACAGAAGAATGCTGCCCTCAGAGAGTTGGGGGTAACTATGCGTGCAGAAGATGCAGAGAAGTTAATGTCCAATCGTCTAGAACAAATTAGAAATGTCCTAACGACAATTGATTCCGTATGGGCACCATATCTCGTCGGACTTAAGACAGTAGAAGATAGTCAGAAGATGTTAGCCAAACAATTGGATGTACTCTTTGACCAACTCAGTTCACTCCAAGACTTTCAAGTAGAATTGGAAGAAGTCCCAACAGATGAACAAATTGATGTGGCAATGGAAACCGATGATGTGATTGATATGTCTGAGGATACAGACGAATGATACATGATATTATTCCAGAAGAATATATTCCAGAAGATAGTGTAGAAAGTATTGAACGATTTAAGACTGCTATCAATGGACTGACCAGACAAATCCTAAAGTCTAGACCAAAGTTAAGTGGGAGTGAATGGGCAAACCTACACTTTCAATTATCGGCAGAGAATAGTGCTGAACCTGGTAAATATCGTTGGGAACGCATGCCGTGGCAAAAGGAAATGTTAGATATTGCATGTGGCGAAGAATATAAAGATATTGTCTTTATGACTTCTGCCCGTGTTGGGAAAACGGTGACGATGATGGCAACGAATGGATACTTTATGCATCAGTCTCCTTCTCCTATCTTGTGGTTATTACCAACAGAGACTATTGCGAAACAGTTTAGTAATAATGATATTGACCCAATGTTACGCGATGTACCTGCCTTACGAGAATTGGTCAAAGAGAAGTTCACCAGAGAAGGTGGGAATACGACATTATCCAAACGCTATGTTGGTGGAACAATGACATTCGTAGGTGGTCAGAATAGTTCTGGTTTGCATGGTAAGACGATTCGTGTATTGTTTGCCGATGAAATAGACAGATATCCTGAGAGTGCTGGTAAAGATGGTGATGTGATTGACCTTGCCTCTATTCGTACTACGACATTCCAACATAAGGCAAAACGCATTTATGCATCTACACCAACAGTTACCGACTTCTCTGCAATAGAAAAGAAATTTAAGGAATCTGACCAACGACATTACTATGTTCCATGTCCAAGTTGTGGTCATAAACAAACACTACAATGGGAACAACTCAGTTATAAAGAAAACCCAACCAATCCAAAGTATATCTGTCGTTCATGTTCATATGGTATGACCGAAAGTGAGAAATACCAAATGGTATTAGGTGGAGAATGGGTCAGACACAATGCCGATAGTAAAGTCGCAGGATTCTTCTTGAATGCATTGTATTCGGTCAATATGACTTGGGCAGAGTTGGTCGCAGAATGGACCAGTATTGGAAAGAACAGACATAAGTTACAAGTCTTTATGAATTCCAGATTGGCAAAGTCATTCCAGTTAATAGAAGAATATATTGGTGCGAATAAGTTAGGTGAACGATTGGAGATATACAACGCAGAAGTCCCTACCAAGACAGAACAATGTAATGGAGTAGGTGTTTTAACTTGTGGAGTTGACATACAACAAAATCGTATTGAAGCATATGTCTGGGGGTTCGGTAAATCAGACGAATGTTACCTGATTGATTTTAGACTATTTGAAGGGGATACCCAAAAGAATAATGTATTTGAACAGTTAAGTCATTTCTTATTAAATGAACGATACCAGACACTATCTGGGGCAAAGATTGGTATTCGTGCAATTGCAATTGACTCTGGGTACAATGCGAATAGAGTCGCACGATATGTTCGTGACTTAAAGACATTAGACCATGCCAATAGAACCATTATGGCAGTCAAAGGTGATGCGAATTATACATCGGGGATATTGGAACGACAAGCAAAGTTCTATAAAGAAAGTGGTCAAACCTATTTCCGTGTTGGTGTCAATCCTGCGAAAGACCATATCGCACAATTGTTCAACAATCCAGACGCTGGTGAAAACTATGTTCACTTACCAGTTGCATATCCTAAACGATTAGACCAAGAACGATTCTTAGATAAAGAAACCTTGTATCAATTCACAGGTGAGAAGAAAGTATACGAATACAAAGGAGCACGACGAATCGGTAGTTGGAAAGCAATGCGTGACCGAGTGGAAGCACTAGACTGTTTCGTATACGCATATGCCGCATTGATGGCATTGGGTCCAGAAGTCTTTCGTAAGTTAGATGAATTGGCTACAAAGGTTTCACTCTTGACACCAGACCCAGAAGATGTTAAGGTTAAAGAAGGAACTCCAGAACAACCACAAGCAGCACAATTCAGACCTGGTGTACGATTACACAATTCAAAGAATACTGGATTTAGTGTGTTCCGACGATATTAATTGTTTCCGTTCATTTTTTCTTAATTTTTATCAATTATTCTCTATTTATATAAGAACCTTCTAGGGAAAACTATGGCAATTGAATCTTTTTATGCTGGTGATAGTGTCAATTTCACCGTAACCTATAGTGATTATTTAAGTTCAGACTATACTAGTTCTGTTCTCTATATTAATGGCCCATCCCTACTTTCTATTACTGGGGTCGCATCAACACCAACAAACAACCCAGATGACCACATAGACAATGCATATCTCTTCTCACTTGCTCCAAGTGGAAGTGCATATCTCAAAGCTGGTGTCTACAATTATTCTGTTCGTGTATCTAGTGGGTCTGTATCGTATACCGCAGAAGTCGGTACATTGAATGTATATCAAAATCCAGCCACCGCAGTATCTAAAGAAGCTATCTGTGTTCGTATGTTAGACCTTATTGAGAAGGCATTACTCAATCAATTGTCAACAGGTGAAGCAGCAGAAAGTATCAGTATTGCAGGTCGTTCCATTTCTATGATGAATCGTCGTGAACTTCTCATTGAACGAGCATTCTGGAATAAGGAAAAGCAAATGTTAATCAATGCAAAGAATGGATATTCTGGTATTAAACAAATTGAGGTGATTGTATGAGTAGATTTACCGATTTTCTCTTTGGTAGAAAAGCAGTAGCCAAGTCTACTCCAATCGTCAACCAAAGTAAGACCAACTTACAAAAAGCACATCTCCCAGCACCATCATTACATTTCGCATATAGTCGTGGTGTCTATGCTTCGGTCAACAAAGACCTTTTAAATACATTAGAACGCACCCGTGACCTTTCTCGTTATCTTGTAGGGATTGACCCATTCCTTCAACGATACCAAGAAGTCATTTCTGTATTTGTCGTTGGTCAAGATGGATTAAAGATTGAACCAGTCATTACCAATAGTAATGGTAAACTCGCAGAACGCACCAATGCACAAATTCGTCGTGCATGGAATGATTGGTCAGAAGAAGCAACCTACGATACCTTATCATCATTCAACGAAGTAGAACAATTACTCGTTCGTACATTAGCACGCGATGGTGAAGGTCTTGTTCGCATGATTACTGGTAAGTCAGTAAACAAGTACGGGTTTGCATTACAAGTATTAGACCCAACCCTCTTGGATGTGAACTACAATACAGTATTGGATAGTAAGGGTAATCCAGAAAGTCAACGCGTTATCATTATGGGTATTGAATTTGATGGTCGTGGTCGTCCAGTTGCATACCATGTATGGAATCGTTTACCAGCAGACATCAATATGGCACCACGGGTTCGTGAACGCATTCCCGCAGAAGAAATCATTCACATCTTTGACAATAGTGTTCCAGGCGCAGTCCGTGCACTTCCGTGGACTACCGCAGTCTTGAATACTGTATCTCGTTTGAATCAATTCTTAGAAGTTCACTTACAAGCATGTTCTATTGCAGCAACGACACCATTGGTTATGACCAATAGTGAACCAGATGTGGTAGGAGCAGATGATGTGGCAGTTAGTGGATTACAAAGTCCACAATTCAAGCGACCAGAAATCAATTTGGCATATAGTCAAATTTTAGAACTAGACCATGGTAAGAGTTTACAAGCCCTTAATCTTAATTTCCCAACCCAACAGTTTGAACAAACTGTCAATGCATATCTTAAGAGTATTGCTGCTGGGTTGTTTATTTCTTATTCTACATTAAGTGCTGACATGAGCCAAGGCAATAGTGCCAATGTTCGTTTCAGTTCTTTAGTTGAACGGGAACATTTCCAACAAATTCAGCGTTGGTTAATTAAGAGTTTCCATATGGTAGTTTATAAGAAGTGGTTAGAAACCGCAATGTTATATGGTTCATTAAAGCTTCCATCAATGAATCCAGAAGATTACTATCAAGTCAACTTCCGTGGTACTAGACATTCCACGATTGACCCATCAAAAGATATGAAGGCCTATATTGAAGGTATCAATGTTGGTCTATTCACCCGTACACAAGTTTGTGCGGAATTGGGTGGTGACTTCTACGAAAATATTAAACAATTAGCAGTGGAAGAAGAATACATTCAGAAGTATGGGGTCAATGTCAGTATGGGTGACCCAAAAGCACAAGATACCGCAAATCAAGTCGCAATTGGTACAATACAAGCACCAGACGAACCAAATATCAGTCCAGATGCGGTCAGTGCACAAGAAGTCATCGCAGCTGATGAACAAGCTGGGTTGGACTAAAAAATAGTTTCTTCAGAAATTAACACTATTTATTACATATGAAGACATTACCAAAGATTAATAGTCGTTGCCATCGTAGTGTAGAAATTCGTCAACCCCAAGATACAGAAACGGGGTTGGTGATTGAATTGGCAGCAAGTAGTGATATTCCCTATCGTCGTAACTTTGGGTATGAAACATTACTCCACACAGAAGAAGCAATTGATTATAGTAGAGTAGCTGCAGGTTCTTGTCCGTTATTATACAATCATAACAATGACGAATACATTGGTATCGTAGAAAGTGTTAGATTAGATAATGGTCAATTGCGTGCAGTTGTTCGTTTAAGTAAGAACTCAGATTTTGCTCGTCAAGTATCCGCTGATATTTTGGATGGTATCCTTCGTTCAATTAGTATTGGATACGAAATCAACGAAATGGCAGAAGGTGAAGACATTGATGGAATTCCACAATACATCGCTACTCGTTGGACACTATATGAAGTATCAGTAGTAACCACACCAGCAGATTATATTAAGGCAGGAATTGGACGCAGTGAAGAACAACCAAATGAGGATACAGATATGAAGAAAAGAGATTTAGCAGCTGTAATGGAGATGCTTCCATCTCTTTCTGTTGAAGATATGACCGCATTACTTGAAGAAATCTCAGAAGCAGTAAACAATCAAGTAGAAGCTATGGGTCATTCTGAAGAAGAAATGGAAGCAGTATCCACAGAAATTGCCGAAGAAGTCATGGAAGAAGGTATGGAAGTTGAAAAGACCTATGACGAAATGGGCGATAAAGTTCCATCAAAGGAATATGATTCATACGAATCAATTGATGGTGAAGCATCACAAGAAGAAGAACAGATGTTAGAAGGAAAGGCAGGAAAGAAATCGGCTCCAAAAGCCAACTCACGCTCAAACACAGGAGATAAAATGAGCAATGTAAGCAATGGCTCCGTAGGGGCCGACAACACCGTTCGTCTTGCTGAATTAGCAGCTAAGTACGAAAAGAGTGCAGAACTTCCAACCTGGATTAAGGAAGGTCGTACTGCAGAAGAAGTCGCATTAGAAATCCTTGATTCACGCTCTAATGCAAAGAAGGCTGGTCCAGCAATCCATGTAAAGAGTTCAGACAAGCCTGAATTCGCATCAGCTGTTAAGTCTTGGTTACAAGGCAACAACAGTGAACTCGCAGAACGCGGTATTGACCAAGCCCGTGCAACTGGTCGCACTGTAACACCAGGAACACTCTACATCCCAACCGATGTAGCAATGATTCGCAGTAGTTTCAACACCCGTGCAGGAACTGCATAC